TTCGCTGATTGGAAGTGGGCGACTTCTGATCGAAACGTTGGCCGCGCATCACCAGCACGACGAGCAAGGTCTTCGCGACGTCCTGGAATGGCTCCGGTCGCGGCCTCGCAAGCCTCGGCACCCTAGCTGCGTCCACGAGGTTCTGAGGAAAGCGGGGCGTCTGTGATCCCGCGGTACACCTCGGTCTGACTGGGGACGGTTGATCGAATTGAGAATTCCGAGGCGTCCCTGCGAGAACTTGGATCGGTCGCAAGTCTAGTTGCTACCATGTTCTTGCTAATTGTTTGACATCTAGTTCCGGGCGGGATAAACTCCCATTATCCCGCCCGGAGTACGCCCAGTGCCGACGCTCAGCCGCCGAGACCTTCGACGCCTGGTGATCGCCCTGGAGCGGAGCGCGGTCCCGGTGGCCGACATCTGCCGGGAGTTCGACGTGGCGGCGTCGACGGCCTACCGGTGGATCGCCGAGGCGTACGACGCCGAGACGGGGGCCGGGCGGATCCCGAGCCCGAACGAGTTCGCCCTGCGGCTCGACCACTCTCGCTGCGAACACGACCCGATCCAGGTGGGGGAAGCGACCGTGTGCCTGACCTGCTACGTCTCGGGATTCGACGACCACCCGAAGATGCGGGCCAAGCCCCTGCCGAAGGATCGGAAGAAATACAAGCCCTCCCCCGGACTCCGGGGCGGGGTGTGAAGCCAACCGCCGCCGGGTGCACACGAGACCAACATCTCGAAGCGCGAACCCTACCCGGCGGCGGTTCCAATCCAGGCCCCTCGCGTGTTCATCGACCGCCGGACGCCCGACCGGAGGGCCGCATGAAGCGTAAGCACGCGAGGGGCTTGTTATCTCCTGCCTGGGGCCGGCTGTCGTGACTGGCAAAATCAAGGGCGGCCGGTCCCAGGTTGCCGACGCTCGACGATCACGCGGCGCGGCGGAGAGGGGGCGACGATGGACGATCAGGGCGACGAGCTGAACGCCCAGGAGTTCGTCTCCATCATCGCCGTCTACGCCCTGATCGTCGCCGCGTACCTGCTGGTGGCCCTGTTCGCCGGGCCGACCTGACACAACCCGATCCCCGCCGCATCGCACACCCCACGCCCTCGGATCACACCCGGGGGCGTGGGCGTTTCGAAACAGGCCTTGCCCACCAGCCTCAGGCGTAACCTACCCATGCTGACACGCCTCATCCTCGCCCCGCTCGCCGCGCTGCTCCTCGCGTCGAGCGCGGGGGCGCAGACGCCGCCGATCATCGTCGGGCCGGCCGGGTCGTACACGGTGCAGACCCCCGGGGCCACGAAGGTCGAGTACGGGGACGGGTGGATCCGGATCACCTGGGCGAACGACCCCGCGCCGGAGCCCGGCCCTGGGCCGACGCCCACCCCCACGCCCGACCCGCAGCCTCCGACTCCCCCGCCGGCCCCCGTCGCCACGGGCAAGCTCTGGCTCACCTACGTCTTCGACGAGGCGACGGAGACCCAGGATCAGGCCCGCGTGAAGAGCAGCCTGACGGACTCGGCCGAGCTGATCGGGCTGGGGGCGACGACCCGGGCCTACGACGACAACCAGGACGTGATCGACCGGCTGCAGATCCGCGATAAGCTCGGCGAACTGCCGTGCATCGTGGTGCAGGAGCAGAAGGCCGGCGAGAAGACCGCCGCCGTGATCAAGGTGCTGCCCAAGGTCCAGGACAAGGACAGCGTGGTCGCCGCGGTCCGCGCGCTCAGGGGGGCCGCCAAGTGAGCACCGGCGAATTCGAGTCGATCATCACGCCCGACGGCCACAAGCGGATCCTCAACCTGACGCCCTCCGACGAGGGCAAGGTGCGGATGTTCGCCGGCCCGGTCGGGGACGTCATCCCCCGCTCCAAGCTCCAGGCGTTCGACGCGTGGCCGGAAGAGGTGGGCACGAAGGACCAGGATGGCCGCGGGGCGTGCAACGGCCACGCCGCCGCCTCCTCGGCCGAGTTCTCGCGGGCGATCCAGGGCCTCGGCTACGTGCCGCTCTCGGCCTGGTGGGTCTACGGCTCGCTGGTGAAGGGGTGGGATCGCGGGTCCAACATCATGGACGCCCTGCTCCTCTGCCGACAGGGCGTCGCGCCCGAGTCGACGGTCAAATACGGCGACTTCTCCGGCCGGTACTCGGACGAGGCCTCGGCCGCCTCCAAGCGGTTCCGCATCGAGATCGGATCCGCCGTCGGCCAGGACTTCGACGCCATCTGTTCCGAGGTCGCCAAGCGGCGGGCCCTGAACCTCGCGGTCCGCGCCACCGCCGGCTGGTCGAGCGGCAACCTCGACGCCGACGGCTGCCCGCCCGAGCCCGCGTTCGGGCCCTGCAACCACGCGGTTATGGTCGGCGGCGGCCTCAAGAAGCTCGCCAACGGCGAGTGGGCCGTGCGGATGCTCAACTCGTGGGGGACGCGGTGGGGCCTGAACGGCTTCTGCTGGCTCCGCCGTGGGCACATCGAGAAGACCTCGTGGTTCGAGGCCTACTCCATCCGAGCCGTCAACGAAGACCCCCAGGACGCGGCCCCGCCGGCCCGCTGAAAGGACCCGATCCGATGCCCTTCCCGAAAGAGTTTCCGGTCGACGCGGTGGCCGTCGTGACCAAGGCCATCCGCACCTCGACGTACGACGTCGCCTTCGCGGAGGCCGCCTACGACGTCATCGGCTACGGCATGGGCCTGGCGCTCGGCTCCGGCAAGCCGGTGGTCGGCGTGGCCTCCATGGTCACCCCATCCACTGTCGAGATCGTCCAGGTCGACGGCATGGGGGTCGCGGTCGCGATCCCGAGCGACTTCGGCAGTTTCGACGAAGTCGCCGACTCGCTGGACTCCCTCGCCGCCAAGCCGACGCTCGGCGCGACCTACGGCGAGGTGGACTCGGGCCAGGTGCTGCCCATCGTGATCGCCCTCGGCAACCTGCTGGTCAAGCTCCTGCCGCTGATCATCGGCAAGCCCAAGGCCTGATCGCCGCCCCCGCATCCCAGGCCCGACGCGGGGCCGCAACCGTGGAGGGCGACGCAGCCCGATGGCCACCGACCTGATGACCTCGGCCGCCGAGGCGGATATGCCCAACCGTTTGATCCAATACCCCGTGGCGGCCGGTGGAGTCAGCGCGCTGGCCTCGCTTGCCGGGAGCGTGGCCCAGACCGCCGACGCCGCCGGCGACAAGGCTGGCGACGTCGTGGGCCAGCTCGGCGGCTCCAACGTCGCGTGGACCGGGACCGCCTTCGCCTTCGCCGCCTTCGGCGTGCAGCTCTACCTCATGGCGGCTGCGGCCCGCCGAAAGAATCGGTCGGATGACGCCGCCGCCAAGATCCTAGAGGACACCCGGGAGTATCAGACCTGGGGGGGCGACTACAAAGCGGAGCTTAAGCTCCGGAATAAGGCAGAGGCGAGGCTGGAAGTGGTCGAGGCCGAGAATCGGGAGCTCAAGACCGAGGTCGACAAGCTCCGCACTGAGAACCGAGCGATGATCGGCCGGCTGCTCCAGATGGAGGCCACTGTTTCCAGCCTCACGGCCAGCCTCGACGAGTACAAGCACAAGCAGGACCGGGCCGAGGCCAAGCAGGAGAAGGTCGTCAAGGTCGTCAAGCAGACGGCCGCCAAGGTCGAGGCCATCGAGCACAACGTCAACACCCTCAGCGGCGACGACATCCCCACGGACCCGTCCAAGCTCCCCTCGTGAAGATCCCCACGTTCGACGAGACGTCGACCCTATGGCCAAACAAGCCCCGAAGAAGCCCGGCGGGGCCCCGTCGAAGTACCGCCCCGAGATGGCGGAGCAGGCCGCAAAGCTCTGCCGGCTCGGCGCGACCGACAAGGATTTGGCCGACTTCTTCGAGGTCAGCGAGCTCACGATCAACCGTTGGAAGAAGGCCCATCCCGAGTTTTGTAAGTCCCTAAAAAGCGGCAAGATCCTCGCCGACGCCGAGGTGGCCGACCGGCTCTACCGGCGGGCCTTGGGCTACTCGCACGACGCGGTGAAGCTCTTCAACTACGAAGGCCAGATCGTCCAGGGCGAATACGTCCAGCACTACCCGCCCGACACCACCGCCTGCATCTTCTGGCTCAAGAACCGGCGCCCGGACCAATGGCGGGACAAGCAGCCCGATGCCCCCAGCAACGACGACATCGAAGACCGCCTCAGGGACGCCGAGCGAGAGGCTGGCGAGGCTCCTGGTCCGGTGCCGGAACGACCCGATCCTCTTCAATGACAAGGTGCTCTGCCGGTCGCCCTGCCACGAGATCCAGAAGCGTTGGGCCAAGGCCCTCGTCGACCACTACACGGTCGCCATCGAGACCGGCAACGCCCTCGGCAAGGACTGGTTCTTCGGCGGCTGCATCGTCCCCTGGTGGCTCTACACGCGGCCCCACTCGCTCGTCGTCGTCACCGGCCCGTCGCAGACCCTGCTCGGCTCGGTGACCTGGAAGGAGCTGCGGCGGTCCATCGAGGGCTGCCCGTTCGTCAAGGCCGGACTCCTCCCCGCGCGGCTGACGGGAGGGATCAAGGCGAGCCCCCAGGTGCTCGAAGTCAAGCCGGGGTGGCAGGCGTTGGGGTTCTCGACCACCACGATCGAACGCATGTCGGGCCAGCACGCCGAGAACCTGCTCGTGCTCGTCGGCGAGGCGTCGGGCGTGGAGGACCACGTCTGGGACGCCCTCGACGGCCTGAAGTACACCAAGCTGGTCGGCTACGGCAACCCGATCCGGCCCGTCGGCGGGTTCGTCAACCTGTGCCTCCGCGGCGAGGCCGACGAACGCAACGGCGTCCCCGCCTCCCAGGCCGTGAAGTACATCAACACCCCCAGCACCGACAGCCCGCACGCCGGCCTGGAGAAGTCGCCGGTCGGGCTCGCCGACAAGACCTGGATCGAGGCGATGGCCCGCAAGTGGGGCCGCGCCTCCCTGTGGTTCAAGGCCCACGTCCTCGCGATCCGCCCCAAGCTCTCGTCGGAGATCCTGATCCAGCCCGAGTGGCTGGAACTGGCGATCAGCTCGGCGGCCGAGGCCTCCGCCGCCGCCTGGCGCAAGGCGAGGAAGGCCGGCAGGCGGCGCATCGCCTGCGACGTGGGCGAGGGCGTCGGCAACGCCCGGAGCGTCGTGGTCGTGCGGGACGACGTGGGCATCCTGGAGGTCCGGGCCGACGCCTTCGGCGGGGCCCACGAGACGGCCGGCGTGATCGCCGAGCTGATGCACAAGTGGTCCGTCGAGGCGTGCGACGTGAGCTACGACGCGGCGGGGACCACCGGGGCCAAGATGAAGAACGCCCTGCCGGCCAAGCACGTCGTGGGGGCCGTCCCCTACTTCGGCGGCCGCAACCTCGGCAAGCGGTTCGGCAACATGCGGTCGGCGACGGCCGCCGCGTTCGCCCGCCGGCTCGACCCCGACTCCTACATCGACGGCAAGCCCAACGACCGGCCGTTCCACATCCCCAGCCACCCGGAGCTGGACGCGATCCTCGACGAGCTGCGCGAGCTCCGGGGCCAGCTCAAGGGCGACCGCTACTGCCTCGAGGACAAGGCCGACTTCATGGAGCGGCTGGGCCGGTCGCCGGACTTCGCCGACGCCTTTACGCAATCGTTCCGGGAGGAAGCGATCCTTGGCTGACGCCCCGCAGTACGAATGGACCGAGCAGGACCGCAAGATCCACGAGGCGGCCCTCGCGGGCTTCCCCGCGGAGTCCGAGCGGATCGCGGACGACCTCCGCGCGCTCGACTACTTCCACCTGCGCGGCGGCGACCGCGTCCCGTTCCGGCGGGGCGAGTCGCGGGCCCAGTGGGAGTCGCGGCCCCGGCAGACGCACCCGCTGACGCGGCGCGTGGTCAAGATCCTCTGCTCGATGACCTACTCGCCCGGCCCGGCCCGGTCGATCGAGGACGACGAGGCGGCGAGCGCCGAGCTGGAGGAGGTCTACCGCGACAACATGATCGACCAGGTCATGGGCGCGGCCGACGAGATGGCGACCCTGCTGGGCGTCGCGGCGGTCCAGGTCGCCGACCTCGGCGGGGCGTCGCTCAAGCCGATCAAGCTCTACCTCTGGGACCGCTCGCAGCTGATCCTCTACCCGGCCCCCGACGACCCCACGAAGGTCGCCCACGTGATCACCCGGGACGTGTACGACGAGCAGCGCCGCTACACCTGGTGGACGCCCCGGTTCTACCGCACCTACTGGACCGACAAGCTGACGCCCGGCCAGACGTCGGGCGGCGTGGCGGCCCGGTTCGTCCCCTCGCGTTCGGGGCCGAACCCCTACGGCCGGCTCCCGTTCGGCCTGATCTTCAACGAGCTGCCGACGACCACGCTGGTGCCTCCGGGCCTGGGATGCTTCCTCGCCGACCGCAACGCCGCGATCGACGTGAAGATCGACCGGATGGACGCGGCGGTGAACGCCTACCACACCCCGCGCGGCTACGTCTACAACGCCCCTGCGGGGTGGAACCCGTCCGACCCCGACTACGAGGCCGGCGACTTCATCCGCGTGCCGCCGTACATCGCCGACGAGGCCCTGGAGCCCCGGATCGAGTTCCCGCAGCCTCAGCTCGACGTCGAGAGCGGGCACCTGGACGTCGAGAAGACGATCGACACGGTCATGGAGGGCTTGGGCGTCCCCCAGACCCTCTACCGCATGAACCAGGCGTCGCTCCCGTCCGGCGAGTCCCAGAAGGCCGAGCAGCAGCCGCTCGTCGACTACACCGACAAGCGTCGCGAGCTGATGAAGGCGTGGGAGACCGACCTCGCCGAGGCGATCCTCGCCGTCAAGGGCGTCGCCTACGGCCAGGCCGGATCGGTCGAGGCCGGGACGCGGGGCCTCAACCTCACGCTCCGCTGGCCCCCCGAGGACCCCACGCTCGAGCAGATGCAGGCCGACGAGGCGTCGCTCCAGGACGAGTCCAAGTCGCTCGTGATGGTCGTCCAGGAGCGGTTCAGGTACGCGAGCCGGGACGAGGCGGTCCAGCACCTCCAGCGGGTCGCCGACGACAACGCCGAGCTCAAGCGGATGGACCTCGGCCCCCAGGCCGCCGCCGACCGACGTTTCAAGCAGCAGCAGCAGCTCAGGGCCGCCGAACCCCCGCCGGCCCCGACGAACCCCGAGCCCCCAGGAGGCCCCAGCCATGGCCAGTGACAAGACCGAGATCGAGAAGGCCGCCAAGGTCGAACCGAAGGCGCCCAAGGTCGAGGCCCACGAGTACGAGGCCGCCGCGTGCCTGCAGGCGCGAGACCTCGGCGACCCCGTCGAGGTCGCCATCGCCGAGGGCGTCGTCGAGCGGTCGCTGTGCGGCCACACGGAGTCGCGGATCGTCGACCTGGACGAATACGCCGTGAGCCTCGCGAGGGCGGTCAAGGCCGCGATCGCGGAGTACCGCGGCGAGAAGGAGTAAGCCCCGGCCATGTCCGACGAACTCGTGAAGAGCCTGAACTCCCGGATCCAGGAGCTGACCGGCGAGAACGTCCGCCGCAAGCAGCGGGAGCGGGACGCGCTGGCCAAGCTCAAGCAGGCCGAGGGCCGCATCGCCGACCTGGAGAAGGCCGGCGGCGACCTCGGCAAGGCCCAGGACCGGATCAAGGAGCTGGAGCAGGCCGTCAAGGACGCCGAGCAGGCCGTCAAGGACGCCCCCAGCCGCCACTCCGAGGAGCTCAAGACGCTCCGGGCCGACCTGCTCTCGCGCGACCGCCGCGCGGCCTTCGAGAAGGCGGCCAAGGGCAAGGTCCGCGAGGACGCCCTGGCCGACGCCTTCGAGCGGGTCGAATGGGGCGACGACGCGTCCATCGACGAATCCAAAGTCGGGGCCGAGGTCGACCGGCTGATCGCCGAGAAGCCTTACCTCAAAAAGGGCCCGGACGGGCTCGAGCCCGCAGCCGGCGGTGACGGCAAGCCCACCCCCACTCCCAGGCCTCCCGGCCCGGCGAGCGACCGCGGGGCGGCACCCGGGAAGGCGGTCGAGATCACGTCACCCACCGGGGACGCGTTCCGCATCGCCTGAGCCACGGGGTCCAGGAAATGCCGACAAACATCCTCTCGGCGTTCAACGTCGAGGTGTGGAGCAAGCTGGTCATCCAGAAGCTCTACCAGCGCAACGTGGCCATGATGGTGGCCGCGAACACCGACTACGAAGGCGACGTGCAGCGGGCGGGGTCCACCGTCTACGTCCGCACCTACGGCCGGGTCTCCTGGGGTTCCTACTCCAAGGGCCAGCCGATCAGCTACCAGGAGCTCGCCTCGGCCAAGGAGCCGCTGGTCGTCAACGACGCGGAGTATTTCGCGTTCATGCTGGACGACCTCGACAAGGCGCAGGCGGACCTCCCCCTGGAGGAGCCGTACACCCGCGAGGCGGCGATCTCGCTGTCCGAGCTGATCGACACCAAGATCTTCTCGTACTACACGAGCGCCCACGCCTCCAACGTCATCGGGACGGTCGGCGCGCCGATCACCCTGGCCGCCACCGGGGCGGGCGTGACGACCTGGGCCCAGGTCGTGGCGATGAACCAGAAGCTCGACGCGATGAACGTCCCCAGCGAAGGCCGGTGGGCGATCGTCGGGCCGGACTTCAAGGCGTGGATCGCCAAGGACGAGACGCTCATCAAGGCGCTCGCCCCGGTCGCCGGGACGATCCTCTCCACGGCCCGGCCGGGGATGACCTCGGACTCGGTCGCGAACTACCTCGGCAACCTCGGCGGGATGGACATCTACTGGTCCAACAACCTGCCCAAGCCCGCCGCGGGCGTCACGGCCAACCTGTTCGGCCAGGGCCGCCCGATCAGCTACGCCAGCAAGTTCCGCGAGGTGGAGACGATCCGCCTCCAGGACACGTTCGCCTCGGCCGTCCGGGGCCTCATCCTCCACGACGGCAAGGTCTTCTCCGAGCATTCCAAGCGGCTCGGCGTCCTCTACACGAACTGAGGTGACACGATGCCGATGCCCTTCAACGTGCCGACCGGCGTCCCGGTCGTCTTCGACCACTTCACCAAGCTCGACGCGGCCGCGACGAACGGCCAGTGGCTGTCGACCAACGACGGGGCCACGGGCACGCTCGCGATCAGCTCGACGCTCCCGGGCGGGTGGATCAACATCCCCTCGGCCGGGGCCGACAACGACTACCAGCTGCTCAGCACCCAGCAGCCCATCCTCAAGCTGGCCGCCGCGTCGGGCGCGCAGACCGGGACGTCGGTCAACTTCCAGGCCCGATTCAAGCTGACCGAGGCCGCCACCAACGCCGCGAACTTCGTCCTGGGCCTGTCGTCCGTCCTCACGGCCGGCTTCCTCCAGGCGGACGGCGGCGGGGTGCCGTCCAGCTTCAGCGGGGCCGTGATCTACAAGAAGGACGGCGGGGCGAGCCTGCTCGCCGCCACCTCCAACGGCACGGCCCAGACCAAGGACGCGACGCTCTGCGCGTTCACCTCCGGCTCGACGTACACGGTCTCGATCGACGTCAACGTCAACGACTCGACGACCTGCATCGTGCGGTTCTGGGTCAAGGACGAGACGGCCGGCGTCCTGTACCAGCCCGAGCAGCTCGGCAAGGGCGTGGGGGTCCACCAGGTCCCCTTCGCCTCCCTCGCCGCGATGTACCCCGTGATCGGCGTCAAGGCGGGCTCGGCCTCGGCCGAGACCCTGTCCGTCGACTACGTCTACGCCGCCATGAACTCCACCGGCGGCTGACCCTCACGCCCCGGCGCGAAGCCCGCGCCGGGGCCCCTCCACGATCCAGGTGGACGCGATGCTCACCATCCAGGTCGCCAAGGGGGTCGACGGGTCGCCCGTCCGATTCCGCATCATGGCCCCGGACCGCAACGGCGGCTACTCGCCCGCCGCGGGGATGCTGGACGGCACCGAGCCGCTGACGTGCGAGGTCTGGCCGGGCTCCGACCGGGCCGTCGTCGCCACGCTGCCGGCGGAGCTGGCCGGCCCCGACGACGACACGCCGTTCGACACGAACGACCCGCACGCCCTGACGCAGTTCCCGCGAGCGTCGTTCGACGCCCTCGACGCCGGGACCTACCGGGCCCGGACCCAGCTGGCGGACCTCTCCGCCCTGCTGGTCGAGTTCGCTGTTGAGCTGCGGGACGGCCCGGGGGCCTCCCTCGCACGCCCCGCCTACCACACCTACAAGCAGCTCTGCGACGAGTGCTCCTTCGCCGACCGCCTGTCCGACCACCTGCACGACGAGACGGGGTTCGCCGACGTCGCGGCCGACGCCCGCGACTGGATCGACGCCGCCATCCTCTCCGCCGTCCCGACGCGCGGGGTCAACCGGCTGCGGTCCTACGAGTGGGGCTGGGACTGGGGCCCGAGCGACCCCGCCCGCTACGCCGAGGCCCTGGGCTCCGGGTCGCTGGAGCTGACGACGCCCGACGGCATGCGGATCGTCCGCGCCAGCGTCTACCGCACGCTCGCCGTGCTCTACCGTCGGGCCGTGGGCATGACCAACGCCCCCGTGGACTTCATCGCCGAGGGCGGGAAGTACCAGGCGCGGGCCGAGGCTGAGCTCATCCTCGCCACCGCCCGGTTCCCCGGCTCCGACCTCTCGCCGATCCCGCTCGGCTCCGCGCGACGGAGGCTCCGCTACTGACATGGCGATCGAAGGCATCCCCGTAGACCCCCGGTCGCTGGTCTACAAGCGGATAGTGGCCCAGCACAAGACCGACCCGGACATCGGCCGTCGCGTCGAATGGCGATGCTGGGACGGCGCCGACAAGGACAACGCCCCCGTCGCCAACGACCGCCCGCTGGTCGTCCTGATCCCGCAGTTCGACTCCAACGAGCGGTTCGCCGTGGACGCCTGGAGGACGACCCTCGGCATCGAGGTGCGGATCTACCTCCCGAACGACTCCGACGCCACCAACTACTTCGACCTCTGGGGGGCGATCGAGCGGGCGATCTACCCCAAGGACGCCCGCGACAAGCAGCTGGCCTTCGAGCAGCAGCTCCGCGACGCCGGGGCCGAGACGGGCGAGATCACCTTCCCGCGGCCCGCCCAGGTCGTCGCCGCCGACGGGCCGGGCGGCCAGCCCGCCGTCCTCTACGCGACCGGCGCGATGAGCATCGCCTGCATCCGCCCCATCAACTCCTGACACGAGGTATCCCCCGCCATGCCCGCACGCCATTTCGTGGAGCTCCGTCAGGAGACGTCCTTCGGCGTCCCGATCGCCGTCGGGGACCGCACGCTCAACACCAACGCCATCGTGCCGAGGCTCGACGGGGCGAACCAGTTCACCCCGCTGATGAAGCCGGTGACGCAGGTCATCCCCGGCGGCGGCGGCTACAATTCGCCCGCCTGCATCTACGCGGACACCTACGCGATGAGCGGCAACCTGCAGGGGATGCTCTACCCCGTGCAGACCAAGTTCCTGATGGACTGGGCGACGACCCGGATCAACTCGGCCCGCACGACGCCCTGGACGACGACCGACTCGACCGGCGTCATGCCCGTGGGCGACCTGGCGAGCATCAGCGGCTACCGCGCCGTCCTGGAGGCGTCGACCCTCAAGCGGCGTCGGGCGTCGGGCCTCAAGGCCCAGTCGTTCGCGCTCCAGATGAGCCGCCAGAGCCCGGCCGTCGCGTTCAGCGCGGGCGTGGTCGGCATCCGCGACGACACCAACGCCGCGGGCACGGTGGCCGACCCCGACGCCACGGAGTTCCCCGAGCCCGCCGGGACCGACTACCCGTGCGGCCCCTGGTTGTTCTCGCACCTCGCCGGCGGGCTCAAGATCGGGAGCTCCCGCACCCTGTTCGACATGGTCAACGTCACCTTCACCAACACGCTCCAGGTGCTGAACTGGGAGAGCCGCTACCCCCTGATGATCGGCTTCTACGGCCGGACCATCACCATCGAGGTGGGCCTGTACCGCAAGCCGACGCCCGACGACCTGGCGTCGTTCCGGGCCCTGACCGCGCTCGACGTGGAGCTGACGCTCGCCAACGGGACGAACACGCTGACGATGGACTTCGGCACCAAGGGGCGGTGGACGGAGATGAACGAGGACCTGCCCCTCGACAACGCGTACCGCTGGACGGGGACCATCACGATCCTCGACGACGCCGGGACCGACTTCGCCTTCACCTACGCCTGAGCGAGGGGCCACGATGAGCGACGAGACCAAGTCCGAGAAGGCCGCAGAAAAGGCCCCCGCCAAGGCCGAGGCCGCCAAGGTCGAGCCGGGCGACTTCGTGACGCACGAGAGCCGCCCCGGCGAGCTCGGCCGGGTGATCTACGGGTACGGCGAGGACGCCTTCGACGCGAAGGGCGTCAAGACGGGGAGCGTCGAGAAGGCCTACGTCACCTGGCCGAAGTCCCGGGTGGAGTCGGTCCACCCGATCGCCGAGCTGACGGTCGTCGAGACGCCGAAGCCCAAGAAGGAGTGAGCCGATGGCCGGCCGCGAGGACGTCATCCGCTACTTCCGGGACCGCAACGACTACCGCGACAAGGAGCTCCGCGCCGTGCCCGACGAGACGCCGGACGGAGAGGCCGTGAAGTGCATCGTCGTGGCCTACGCCTGGGGCGAGACGGTGCGGCTCAAGGGCGGCGACCCGATGGTGCGGGGCTTCGTCACCTGCATCACCGCCCGGCCCGGCTCGACGCTCTACGACGTGTCGTGGCCCGACAACCGCTCGACCACGCAGCATTACGACTTCGAGTTGGAAGCGATCGACCCGGAGGCGGTGGGATGACCGAGGACCGCCGGCTCCAGCTCCAGTTCGCCGCCCTGGTCGTCGCCTACGTCGCGGCCGTCGTCGCCGTCGTGGCCCTGTTCGTGCTCGCCTCGCCGATCTGACCTCATGGCGACGTCTTACTACATCATCAAGGGCATCGCCCCGCCCGGCCTCTCCCGCGAGCCGATGGACTCGCGGCTGAGGTTCTGGCAAGCCGTGGTCGACTACGGCCTGCGCCGGAAGGACTTCGAGCTCTCCCGCGGCCTCAACGCGCGGGGCGAGCCGCTGCCCGGGATCGCCGAGGCGACCCGCAAGCACCGCCGCTCCGAGATGACGCCGAGCGGCAGGGGAGACCCCAGGGCGCCGTACCTGATGCCGGGCCGGGGGTTGTCCCGCACGCGGTCGCTGCTCGCCGGCAAGGCCCACACGGAGTACGCCGAGTTCTTCTGGCGCTACGACCCGTGGACGGGCGACCAGTGGGGGAAGGTGCTCGCCTACCACGCCAGGCGGGGCAAGAGCTACGATGTCGTGGGGCTCTCCCCCAAGGGCGTCGCGTGGGTCCAGGCCCAGGCGATCCGGGCCTGGCGGGCGTGGAAGTCCGGGGCTTACGTCGGATCTCCCGGAGTATCGACGCAAGCCGACGTAACGTTTCCACAAGCCCCCGCCGCCGTCGAGCGGCCCGGCCGGACGGACCTCCGCTTCGCGACGTTCGGCATCGGGGCGGACCAGGCGTCCGCCCAGCGTGCCATCGACGAGGGCCGGTCGTCGGGATTCATGGGCGCCGAGGAGTGGGCCCGCTACTGGCGGAGCCGACGGGCCCCGGTGCAGGCCAGGCCGGGGATGGCACCATCCGTCACCCGGGGGCAGTCGAACGTCATCCTCCAGCGGATCTGGAGCCCAACCGTGCAAGCCAGGGCGGAGCGGATCGAGGCCGGCATCAACAACCTGCTCGCCGGGATCGGCCAGGGGCTGTCCGTCGACCAGCTCGAAAAGCTGCTGGGCGGGCTGTTCGAAGCCGTGCTCGCCGAGGCGTTCCGGCGCGGGCTCGTCGCGGTGACGCGGGAGGCCGGCGGCCGGCAAGTGTTGAGGGTCATCCGATGAGCAGCATCGTGGATCTGCGCGGCCTCGACCGGCTCATCTCACGGGTCCGGGCCCTGGGCACGCCTGACGCAAGTCCTTTGATGATGACCTGGCAACGCCTGATCATCGAAGATAATAGGCGGGGCGTCCTCGCTGGGCTCGACAAGGACGGCAACCCCATGCGTCCCGTGACGTATCGGCCCGTCGGCAAGGGGGCTAAGCCCACCAAGAGCCAGAAGAACAACGCCAAGGGCCGCAGGGGCGTCTTCGGCGGCATCGGGCCCAACCCGGCAGGTACGAATAATAATCTCCGGCCGGATGAATATCGGAGGTTGAGCGGCCCGCCACTCGCCCCCCGCGGGGCCTTCTCCCGCGTCATCACGAACCTGCGGACCGGATACGAACACTCGGCCGGCTCCGACCTCTGGACTGCGTACGGCTTCTGGGACGAGGTCGTGTCCGTCAACGGCCGGCCGTTCCTGTCGGCCCACTTCAGGGGCGCGGGTCGCCTTCCGGTCCGCGACCTTCGCGGGGTTCGGCCCGAAGGCCGCGAGAAGGCACGACGCGCGGCAATTGCCTGGATGTCGGATCAGGTTCGGGTTGTGGCTCGGTCTGCCTGATCATCTCCATCACGAAGTCCATGGCCTTGTCGTCGCCGGGCCCGCCGATCCGCCGCATCGAACGGGGACGCTCGTCCTCCTTGGGCTTCGCGGCGAGGGCCTTCGACCCGTTCGGCTGAGGCGACGGGCCGGCGCCGGCGGCCGGCTTGATCGTCGGCATCAGGACCGTCATCAGCAGGCCGATGGGCCCGAGCAGGAAGCCGAAGACGACGCCCTCGAACGCGGGGCGTCCCTTGGCCTGGGCGATGTACGCGCCGGCGAAGGCGAAGAAGAAGAGTATGGCCGCGATCAGGGCGAGCCACTGTCCCGCGTCGCGCATCGAGGCGTCTCCCCATGGCTGACAACCGCATCCCGTTGGACCTCGACCTGGGCGACTCCGCCCAGAAGGCCAAACAGCTTGCATCGAATCTATCGGAGATCCGGGATGCGGCACAAGGAGTAGACCAGACGGCCTCCCCTCTGATCGAGGCGCTGGCCAACATAGACAAGGGGCTCGTCGGCCTCGTCCCGATCACCGACGACGCCACGGCGAAGACGACCGCTTTCGCCGCGTCGCTCGAGCGGCTGGACGCCGTCCTGCGGAAGGTCGACGACGTCGAGACGGTCTTCGGCAAGGACGCCCCGAAGATCGTCGCCGACACCTACGAGGTGCTGGAGAACGTCGGCCGGAAGGTCGAGGCCCGGAACAAGTCGCTCGCGAGCTCGAACCGCGACGTCGCCGAGAGCTACCAGGTTCTCGCGGGCGTCGGTTCGAACTACGCCAAGATGCAGGAGGTCCAGGCCGCCAACGACAAGTCGGTGGCCCGTGCGGTCGAGCAGACGCGGGCGCAGGCCGCCCTCCGCGAAGTCCTGATCGATATCCAGCCGGTCTATCAGCGGAAGATCGGCGTCGTCAAGGGCTCGGCCGACGCGATGGCCGAGGCGGGCAAGGAGGCGTCCCGTTTCGGGTCGTCCGTCCTTTCGACCTCCTACGCGATTCAGGACTTCACGAGCGTCCTCGGCACGCAGGGCCTGGCCGGCGGGCTCCGAGCGGTCCAGAACAACGTCCCGATCATCGTCCAGCAACTCGCGGCCGGCGGGATGAGCGCGGCCAGCGCCGCGAGCCTGGCCGGGGCCGTCGGCATCGTCACGGTCGGCGTTGGGCTCCTGGTCGACAATTGGGAGTCGCTGGTCAACCTCTGGTCGAAGGCGTCGGAGGCGGCCCTCCCGAAGCTTCGGGGCGACCTCGAAGGTGTCGATGGGACGCTCGCCAGGATCAACAAGGAGATCTCCGACCTCCAGGAGAAGTCGCTCACGGACGCGCTGAGCTTCCCGGAGCAGGAACGGCTCGGGAGCCTCCGGAATCTCCAGTCCCAGGCCCAGAACCAGGCGGCCGAGCGGAGGTCCGTCGAAGGGATCGGCCGCGACGTCGGGCCGGAACGCAGGCAGTTGATCGACGACGTCAAGTCGGCGATCGGCAAAGCCGGCGGCGGCGAGGCCGTCGCGATGAACCTGCAAGGGAACATCGGCGGGACTTATCAGGAAGCGGTCGCGATCGTCGCCGACGCCCTCAGGGGCAGCCGGGACTCCATCAGCCGCCTCGAGAAGATGGCCCCGAACTTCGGCCGCGAGTTCGCCAAGATCGACCAGAAGCGGGAAGCCGACGCCGACGCGTTCTTCCAGAAGCAGCAGAACGAGTGGAACGCCCGGTTCAAGGACTTCCAGGACCAACAGGAGGCCGCCGACAAGCAGCGGGCCGGCCGCCGGGCCCGCCAGGAGGAGGAGATCCGCCAGGCCGAGCAGTCGACGCCGGAGGAGCTTCGGCAGTCCCAGGCCCTGGACTATCTCGACAACTTCATGAAGTCGCGGGAGGCCCGGCAGGCGGGGCTCGGCGGCCTGGACCTGACGAACAAGGAGGAGCTCGGCATCTCGGAGCAGATGCTCCGGAACAACGACGCCGGCCTGTCGGCCCGCGATTCGACGATCCAGGCCCTCCGCGAGTTCATGGACAAGCGGCAGCAGCTCCGCGACAACGCCTTCAAGACGCAGCTCGAATCCGAGTTCGCGAGCTTCGCCGGCATGCAGGGCTACAACCTCAACTCCGACCAGATCGCGGGGGCGGCCCAGTCGATCTTCCGGATGATGCAAGGCCAGGTCGACAAGGACCGCGCGGCGATCCTGGCCCTCCAGGAAGTCGTCCAGGCCAACGCGCAGATGAGCGGCGTCATCCAGTCGCAGCAGATCATGTTCGGCAACATCCAGCAGCAGGCGCGGACGACGCGGACCCGGCTCAATAGGGGGCGGTGAGACTTGGCGACGACGACGCTCGAAATCGACGGCGTCCCGATCAGCATGCCGGCCGCCAACCTCTGGCCGGCCCGGATGAGACAGGGGCTGCGAGGCCTGTCCGCCCTGACGCTGGTCCGCCGGGGCGGGGCCCTGGACGTCGTCGACCCCTACCTCGGCAAGCCGGTCGTGCTGAAGATCAACGGCGTGGTGCGGTTCGCCGGCGACATCGGCGAACGGCCCGTCGACTTCACCGAGCTCGGCTGGACGCGGGTCTATCAGTGCCTCGACATTACCTCTCGCGCCGACAAGATCCCGTTCACCGACTCCAACACGAAGATGGACTTCGCGACGTGGAACGTCGACCCGGAGAACATCTTCTACCTGCCGACCCGGGCCGGGCGGTCCGTCGGCCAGATCCTCAAAGACATCCTGACGATGCAGGAGAACGCCGACGCGCTGGACGCGGCCGGCATCGGCAACTACACGTCGCTGTCGCCGCCGACGCTCCCGGCCGAGACGGTCGCCGACCTCGATGCCATGACGGTCGTCCCGCCCGAGCGGGTGCGGGCCGGCGGAGAACGCCTGTGGACCGCGATCGTCTCGCTGGTTCAGGCGTGGGCCCCGAATCACGCCCCGCGGATCGCGGCCGACGGGACGATCCGCTTCCTGGACGTCCGCAACGTGTCCGAGCTGGTGCTGACGCTCGGCGACTGCGACTCCCGGGTGATGCCGTCCGGCCTGTCGCGGTCCGTGTCGGAATGCTTCCAGCGGGTCCTCGTCCGCGGGCAGAGCATCGCCGTGCCCCGGCTCTACACGACGGCCCTCGGCGGGCTCGTGGAGCAGTTCGCGTGGGGCTCGTTCGACAACGCCGGGGCTAAGGCCGACTGGGAACCCGCGGACTTCCTGCAGGACCAGGCGGCCCGGTCCCAGGGCACGATGAGCGTCACCGACCTGACGCACGTCGTGCTGACGAGCACCCCGACGACCGACACTTGGGGGACCGACGAGTGGGGGCCGGCCAACCGTCGGGGCGTCCTCTACGCCTGGTACTCGGCAGGGTCGGGGATCAACCAGGGGTTCTCGACACCGGTCGTCGCCAATACCGCCAAGTCAAGCGGCGGCACATCGACGTTCACGCTGGAGCGGCCGCTCCCGGCGACCAACTACAACCGCTACGTCCTCTACGGGATCAGCTCCGGGGCGTCGCTGGTCTGGCGGAAGTACAAGGTGGCCGACCCGACCGCCGCAGCCGCGCTCGGCCGGCAGTTCACCTCCCCGGCGATCTACGTCGCGTCCACGGGGTCGGCGGCCAGCCAGACCAGCTACCCCGTCGGGTCCGTCTGCTGGAGCACCACGGGGAACCCGCCCTACAACGAGACGCCCAACCCCATCGTCAGCATCAACCCCGTGGACGGGACGGTCCTGTTCTACGCCCCGACGTACAACCTGGCGGGCGGGCCGCCGGCCGACGTCCGGGCCCTCCTGCCGGTCTACGAGACGCCGTTGACCGCGACGAAGCCCGCGACCGGGTACGCCGGGACGAGCCACGACGTGGAGGGGCTGGAGAACACCCTGGTCGTCACAGCGGACTCCTGGCGCGACCCGGCGAACCAGGTCAACGTCGAGGCGTACGCCCAGGACCTCCTCGACAGCGTCAAGGACGCGATCGTGGAGGGCTCGGTGACGATCCAGGAGCTCTACGAGGCCGCCTTCGACTTCGGCGTCGGCGTGTCGATCGAGGCGGTCGGCTACGACACCGGATGGGAGGGCGCGAACGTCCCCGTCACCGAGATCGACGTGACCTGGAACAGCGGGGCCGCCTCGCACCACACGACGACGCTCTCGGTGTCGAATCGCCGCGCGAGCTACAGCCTGGCCGCCTACATGCAGCCCGAGCGGCGCCCGGAGGACGGGACGCTCGGACTCGTCGACTTCGGCATGATGGGGGGCGGGATGTCGCCCTACGGGGCAATGGATTACGGAGGCTCCGGATTCGATTCAGGGGGCCTTTCGCGAGCGGTGGACCAAGCGGTCTCTGGCCTCGACTCGCTGCTACAGAACGACTTCGCCCCAACGACGGGCATGACGGCCCCGACCTCGGCGAGAGACCCGCGGTCGCCCCGCGATGACACGCCGGCCGGGGAGCGGCCCTACAAGCCGGCCGGCCGTTCGCCCGTCGACCGAGTCGGTCCGGTGCAGCCCCGCAATCCCGGGAACGCCGACGCGGTGAAGCGGCAGGGCGAGGCCAACGCCGCCGCCAGGGCCAAGCAGGGCGAGGCGGTCAAGGCCGAGGGCAAGAGGAAGGCGGAGGCCCGCAACCAGGAGGCCGCCCGGGTCAGAGAAGGCGGGCGGGCGAAGGCGACGGCCAACGAGTTCAGGAAGAGTTCCGAGGCGACCCAAGCCCAACGAACTCGTGAGGACGCGGCGGCCCGGCAACGCGCCGAGATCGACCGTCGCAACGCCGAGAAGAAGGCCCGCGACGCCGCCGACGGCGGGCAGGACTGGAGGGACGCGCCTTGAGCACCGCCTGGTTCTTCGACGAGATCGAGCGGCGGCTCGAGGACGAGCGGCGGGCCCGTCGCGAGATGGAGTCCGAGCTCGCCCGCATGTCGCAGATGCTCGACAAGATGGCGAGCGGCATGGGCGCCCCCCGCGACGGCGGCTCTTCCTCCCTGATCGTCGGCAAGGCGACCACGGCGATCACGGCGAGGTCGGGGACTACCCCCGGAAGCGGCACCATCGAAGCCTACGACGCGACGACCGGCACGCTGACGGCGACCGGAGCGACGTTCGCGGCGAAGAACGCGGGGGCCGCGATCTCGAGCGGGAAGCACGTCATGAGCTGGGTCGACAAGTTCGGCGTGCGATGGGTCGAGCCGGAGGAGTGCGAATGAGCCGGCGTCGATGCTGCTGCGGGGGCACCTGCCCGGTAACGGCGGTGGTCGTGGGGTGCCGGAGCCAGCTCCTGCCCGGGGCGACGCTCCAGGTCTGGAACTCCTCGTCCAAGACGGTCTCCTACGGCGCCGCGACGACGAACTCGTCGGGCCAGGCGACCGTCCTCGTCCCCGGGAACGGGTCCTACTACGCCGAGGTGACCCATCCGCGATTCGTCACGCACACGCGGACGTTCAACGCCACGACGTGCCCCTCGACGACGCAGCTTAACGTGAACCTGACGGTGGCTGCGGGGTACGCCTGCATCCCCCAGGGCACGGCGTGCGCCACGCCGGCCTCGGCCACATTGTATCTCACCACGTCGTTCGGGACCGCCGTCCTGACGTACAACCCCTCCGCGCCGGGCGGGGCGGCCTGGGCCGGCTCGCTCGCCAGGACTTACACGAGCGGCTGCGGCGCGGGCTGCGACACGCCGAGCTATCCGGGGTCCGGGGCGTTCAACCCGCCCTACGCCTCCACCGTCTCGTTCTTCTTCCGAGGCGGCGCCCTGACGATCGCGTACTTCCAGTTCGCCGCGACGTTCCGTAGCTCGTGGGGAATCCCCAACGGGTGCCCCAAGCCGGACGGATATACAGCGGCGTCCGAACAGGTCTCCGCGTTCAACTCTAGTCCGACGTCGTACGCCTGCCCGCCGTCCCTGGCGGCCTCGGGCCCGTTCACGTTCTTCTCGCCGGGCTCCTGCTTCATGCCGGCCTCGGGGACATGGAGCCTGACCGAATGACTGGCGATCAACTTGACCGGGTCGTGGCGACGACCGGCCACGACCGTTATCGCTGGTTGACGAGCGAGGCCAACCCCGACGAGCTCCAACGCGAGGCGTACCGGAGGCTCGTCGAGCGACTTGCCGCCGGGCCGCTCCCGCCGCCCCGCCCCGTCGCCGACCTCTCCGGCACCCGCAAGGCGATGCGGATGGGCAAGCTGGCCTGCCTCTACGCCGGGCCGCCGGCGTGCGGTTGCTCGGGCAGCCATCGGTGCTACGCTCTGGGGCGGGACGCCACGCTGCGGGACTGCATGGTTTGTTTGCGGGAGGTGAGTTGGTGCGGATGATGTTCGGAGCGGTGATCGTCGCGGCCCTCTTGCGCCCCCCGGCCCTCCCGCCGGAGGTCGAGTGCGTCCGCGTCGTGGACGGCGACACCATCGTGGTGGAGGAGGACGGGAGGCGGGTGTCCGTGCGCCTGCTCGGCGTGGACACCCCCGAAACCGTCCATCCCACCAAGGGCGTCCAGCCGTACGGGCCCGAGGCGTCCGCGTACACCAAACGAATCTTGACCGGCCGGCCCGTCCGCCTCGTCCCCGACACGGTCTCCCGCCCCGCCGACCGCTACGGCCGCCGCCTGGCCTGGGTCTTCCTGCCCGACGGGACCTGCGTCAACGAGGAGCTGGTCCGGCTGGGCTACGGCCGGGCCTACACCGAATTCCGGGTCGACCCCGTGATGGAGGCGAAACTCCAACTCCTGGAGGCCGACGCGAAGGCGAACCGCCGCGGCCTGTGGGGGCTCGGGGACTGACCATGCCGGCGGGACCGACGCGCAAGGCCCGGAGGCTGACGCTGTACGCGCCGGCCGAGCCGGTCGAGCTGACGCCGGACGACCTGGCGACGCTGGGGAGGGCCGCCCGCCAGGTCGCCCGGCGGATGCCCGACCATCGCGTCGTGGACGAGGACGACCTCTACCAGCAAGGGGCCCTGGCCCTCGTCGCGATGCGGCTGCGCGACCCGTCGGCCTCGCCGGAGCTGGCCTCCACGGCGGCGAGGCGGGCCATGCACCGGCTCGCGTTCGGCAAGCGGCTCGACTGGCAGGCGACGGACGCCCTCGCCGCCGCGAAGGCCGCAGCGTCGGCCAAGAGGCCGGCGCCGGAGCCCTGCGTGGCCATCGACCTGCGCGCGGCCGTCGCCTCGCTGCCCCGCGGCGAGGCCGAGGTGATGGGCCGGAAGCTGCGGCTGTCCCAGGAGCGGTCCGAGATCGCGTCGGCCGTCGGGATGTCGCCGCGTTGGGTCGGCAAGCGGACCCTGGCCGGGATCGGCATGCTCCGCATCGCGCTCGCCGACTACCAGGACGAATTCGCCCGCGACGCGACGACGAGGCCCGCCGTGCGACGGGGCCGCGCCCGCGACGCGACGGCCCGCCTCGCGACGGCTTCGAGGGCCGGCGAGGCGGAGGCCCGGGCCGCAGCCAAGCTCTCCATCGTCGCCGCGGCCCGCTCCCGCCGCCCCTGATGCCGAGGCCGCCCATGTCCGCCTCGCCCAGCGTCCTCTCGTCCCTCCTGCTGCTCTCCCCGCCCTTCCACCCCGGAGGCCCCGCCGTGCCCGTCACGTACCATCCCGACCCGATCGTCGCCGTATACGGCACGCCCCTCGGCGCCGTCATCGAGGAGACCCAGGTCGGCCCCGACGGCTCCGTCGAGCCGCTGCTCTACTGGGACTGGACCGCCGAGAAGTGGACGACCGAGGACTCGGCCGCCTGCCTCCGGCCGATGTCGCAGCGTCGCGACGGGTCCGACCCGCGGGCCCAGTACGTCGCGATCCCCCGCGGCGTCCTCTCCCGCCCCGGGGTCGTCGTCAAGCTCTACCTGCTGGCCCCCGACGGGAGCCGAGGGGAGCTGCGGCAGGCGATGTGCCGCCGCGACGCCGAGATCATCTGCGGGGCCGACTGACCAGCGAGGACCGCCATGCCCAGGACACTGGATTTCCGGCGCCGGGAGGTCCGCCGGGTCCCCGGCGCCATCACGATCGCCTTCGGCTTCGACGTCGAGGGCGAGGCGACGTGGACCGACTCCGCCACCGGCGAGTACGTCGCGGACACGGGGCCCGACCCCGTCCTGCTCTCGCGGTGGCTGGCCGAGACGGCCACGGCCGCCGACCTCGCCCCGGTCGTGGACATGCTCATGGAGATGGCGATGCGGGACGCCGCGGGGGTGATCGATGGCTAATTATTATGTGAGCGCCTCCCGCGGCAACGACACGACGGGGACGGGGACCGCGACGAACCCCTGGAAGACGATCGGCAAGGCGGCCGGCCCGACCCCGGCGATCACGCTGACGAGCGCGTCCGTGATCTACGTCGAGCCGGGCGTCTACTACGAGGGCTTCACGCTGGCCCTGGCCCCGACCTCGACGAACACGCTCCGGATCGTCGGCGACTGCGACGGGGCCGGCTTCGCCGCCGGCGGCTACGCCACGCCGAGCACCGGCCCCGTGACGTGGGCGGCCTGGTCGGACGACGCCAACGTCCTGTCGGTCCCCTGCCTCTCGGCATCGAGCAAGAGCTACGTGACGCTCGAGCGGATCAAGTTCCTCGGCGGGATGGGCACGGGCACCTACAAGGGCTCGTGCGTCTCCGTGGTCGGCGGGACGGGCTGGGCGATCCGGGACTGCCTCCTCCTCGCGACGGAGCGGACCGGCAACTCCAACTCGGCCCTGTCCATCACCGGGGCGACGGGCGGCGGGGCGATGGATCACGTCGTCGAGCGCTGCGACCTGACCTCGGCCTCGCCGTACCAGTCGACGTGCCTCGACCTCGCGATCTACGAGCAGGCGGGGGAGTACGACGCCAACGTCGCGGTCCGCAACTGCCGGATGGTCCCGACCTGCGGCAACCAGGGCATCGGGGTCGTCGTGCGGATCGCCGGGGGCTCGGGCGGCAAGCTGGCGCGAGGCTTCCTGGTGGAGCACTGCACAGTGTTTGGCATCGGCTACGGCATCCGCGTCTACCCGGGGGTCACCGGCAAGTCGCTGGCGACGCCCAACGTCGTGCGGGGCTGCCTGATCCAGGGGACCGGGACGGGGCTGGAGGCGGGCGACTCGACGCACGTCGCCGAGGACTACAACGTCCTCAACTCGGCGACGCCCCGGACCCTGGTGTCGGTCGGGGCCCATTCGTACGTCAACGTCCGCCCGGCGATCGACCTCGACGACGGCCGGGCCTTCGGGACGACCCGGCGCCCGACGCTCACGCCCGACGACCTGTCGATCTACAAGGTGCCGGCGGGGTCCTACACGCCGCCGACGTTGGACCGCTTCGGGCGGACGCGCAACGCGGACACGGCGATCGGGGCGCTGGAGATCGGATACGACGCGGCGACGGGCGGGTTCGCGACACTCCTCAACGCGGGGCTGATTCGATGATCGAATACTACGGCGACTTCCTGAGAGGGGCCACGCTTCGCATCCCCCTGAATTCGCTCCTTTCGTCCGGAGCGCTGACCGCGATCACGTCTCCCGCAGTGGCGGTTGTCCGCGGCGGGTCCGTCCTGACGCCGTCCGGCGGGGTCTCGCTGTCCGGCTCGGCCGGCGTCTACGAGGTCGTCGTCGACACGTCGGTCGATCCGGCCACGTTCGTCAAGGGCGACTATTCGTTACGGCTGTCGGCGGGGACCGTCAACGGCGTGTCCGTGGCCGGCTACTGGCTGGCGGCGTTCAGCCTGGAGAATCGCTCCGTGGCCCCCCAGACCGGCGACGCCTACGCCCGGATCGGGGCCGCGGGGGCCGGGCTCACCGCGATCGGGCCCGTCACGCTCGCCTCGTCCCAGCCCAACTACGCCCCGGCGACCGCGGCGGCCCTGGCGTCCCTCGTCACGACGGTGGGGGCGGCGGGCGCCGGCCTGACCGGATTGCCTCCCGTGACGCTGGCGACGAGCCAGCCGAATTACGCGGCGGCCAAGGAGTCCACCCTCGCCGGGCTGGTGGCGACGGTCGGCACCAATGGCAACGGGTTGACCGCGATCCCCGACCCGGCCGGCGTCGGGACGCTGCTGACGCGGTTGACCTCCACCCGGGCCGGCTACCTGGACTCGATCCCGTCGCTGGCGACCGCGTCGCAGATCCCGGCGGACTTCACGGACGCCCTGTTCGCGTCGGCGGGGGTGTTCTCCAGCGGCGCCATGGTCAACGTCCCCGCTTCCGGCGGCGGCCCCGTCCAGCTCGACGCGACGCAGCCCTACTACGCCCCCGCGACGGCGTCGGCGCTCGCCTCCGTGGCCTCGGCGGTGTCGTCCCTCGCCTCCGAGGTCGGCGACGCTGGCGACGGCCTGACCAACCTGCCGGCGGTCACGCTGGCGGCCTCGCAGCCGGGCTACGCGCCCGCGACGGCGGCGGCCCTGGCGTCCCTCGCGTCCACCGTGGGTACCGCGGGAGACGGCCTGACGGCGATCCCCCGGGACGGCTACAGGCTCGCGGCCGACGGGCTCGACGCGATCGCCACGGCCGAGCCGACGGTCGCCGACGACGGGCCGATGTCCACCTGGACGTTCCCGCAGCTCCTGCGGTGGCTGGTCGCCCGCTTCGGCCGGGCGTCGAAGACCCCCACGGCCCTGACCGTCTCGACGCTGGCGGGCTCGCCCAGCACCGTACAGGCCCTGACGGACGACGGGGCCGGCAATGAGAGCACGGGGGCCCCCTCATGAGGCTGTCGCGTCTCGTCTCGCTGGCGCCGCCGTTCGGGGGAGGCTTCGCGCCGCCCCCCGCCCGCCGCCGCTACTTCGCCCCCCTCGCCGCGTCCGTGGCCGACGGGGGCTCTCGCCGCTTCGCCCCGCTGGCCGCGACCATCGCCGACGACGGGGGAGGGCCGACCTCCAGGCGGTTCGCCCCGCTCGCCGCGGAGGTCCGGCCGCCGACGGGGTGAGAGCGAGATCACCCCAGCCGCTCGTCCCCGCCGCGGATCCGCCGGGGCGTGGCGGCCGAGTCAATCCTCGTCGTAGTATTCGACTGGCGACGTGCATCGCTGACGTGCGTCCAGGTTCCCGCTTAGGTCGAGATTCCTCGCCGCGCGGAACGGAAAGTTCGCGGCGTCGTCGCTGGCCGTCCGGCAGAACTCGGCCGCCTCGTTGACCGACGGGAAGACCCTCGCCGACGACGCCAGCGACTTGACCATCGTCCTCGCCTCGTCGTCGGTCGCGTTCTCCCAGGCGTCGCAGCCGGAGCATGACCCGAAGTAATCCGTCAGGACCGCTACCGAACCGTCCGGGAACCTCCAGGCGATCGCGAGCTCGCCTTGGTAGTCATTCATGACCCAATGGTCGATGACTTCCGCGCGGCCCTCGTACATCGCCCGCATGACTTCTTCGTGGCCGCCTGCGTACCTGGGGGCCCTCATGACGGCGTCCCAGTTGACCGCGTCGTAGACTTGCTGCTTGTTCATCGTCACCCCTCCTTCCGGATCTCGCGGAGGAACGTCGCCACGCTCATGACGCCCGACGGCCGCTGCATGTCCTCCCGGCCGAACGCCCGCATGAACTCGCGGACCACGCCGATCGACACCCGCACCGGCTCAGGCTCGGGCATCCCCGTGTCCGGCGACATCACGGCCCGTATCTCCAGTTCCCGCACGCCGACGTCGCCGAGCGGCGGCCGGAGCAGCTGCTCCAACGCGTACGCGATCGCTTCGGCCTTGCTCCGGTCCCTGTCGTCCATCACCCTTCCCCCCTCCCCCCGGCCCCGGCCGGGGCTTTTTCATGCGCCGGGTGCTTTTCGCGGTACTAAACCCCGGTTAAAACGGATTCCACGGAGTATATCGCGGTTCAAACTGGCTGAACGTGTGTTTCGGTTGGTTTTTGGCAAGGCTATGGGGCATCGGTGGTTACGGCGGAATACCGAGGGGTCGCCTGAGTCGCACCGCATGTCGGCCAGCTACTGAGAACTGCATTATACCCTGGAAATCGGATAGCATGGTCACTATTCGCGGGTGCTAAACCACTTCGACGGACGGGAGCCATGCTATGCCGAGGCCCGGCGGACCCTGGTGGAGGAAGGACCGTTCCTGCTGGTCGACGACGATCAAGGGGGCCCGCTATTCGGCCCCTCGCGAGATCGGCGAGCGGGACAAGGCGGCGGCGTGGGCGTGGTACTCGGCCCTCGCCGCCGAGCTCTCCGCCCCGCGGGCCGACGTCCGGGTCGCCGACCTGTTCAACCTCTACCTGGAGGCGTGCCGCGCGAGGCTCGCGCGGGGCGACATGGACGCCGAGTCGGTCCGCCTGGCGAAGGTGGTGCTGACGAAGGCCGCCGGGTTCGCGGTCGACGGCGTGAAGTTCGGGGCGACGCCGGTGGGGGACGTGAGGCTCCGGCACCTGGAGTCGATCATCGCTCAGTGGGGCGACCGGCCGGGCGTGAGGGCGGGTTCGAAGGTGTCGGCCTCCTACCTGTCCACCGCGTCGGGGATCGTCAGGACGGCGTTCAGGTGGGCGACCAGGCCGGGCGGCGGGTCGCCTCCGATCCTCGCTGCGAATCCGTTCGTGGGCTTCAGGCCGCCGTCCCCCAGGCCGGCCGGGGTCGCGATCTGCGGGCGAGGCGACGCGGCCCGGTGGCTGCGTTGGCTCCGGGCGAACGCGGACCCGGGCTTCACGCTGCTCCAGCGCTGCCTGGTCGCCACCGGCGCGAGGCCGTCCGAGTTCTACCGCGCGACGTGGGGCGAGGTGCGGTGGGAGGCCGGCCGGATGCCGTCGGGGGCGGTTTACGGGACGCTCGTCCGGGCCGAGTGGAAGAACGCCCGCAAGAGCGGGAAGGCCCGCCGGATCGTCCTGCTGCCGTCCGTCGTCCGGCCGCTCCGCCGGCTGTTCGAGCGGACCTCGCCCTCGCCGGGCGACCTCATCTTCCGGTCCGCGACGGGGAAGCCATGGTATCCCGCCCTGCTGGCCCACGCGACCCGTCGCGCGAGGGAGGCGGCGGTCGCCGACGGGGTGAAGTTGCCGGCCGACACGGGGCGGATCCGCGGCTACCTGTGGCGGCATCTCGCGGCGTCGCGGCTGGTGATGCAGGGGGTCGACCTGGTGACCATCGGCGACCTCCTCGGCACGTCGCCCGCCATGATCGCCAGGACGTACGCCCACCTGCGCGACGAGCACGTCGTCGCCGCCGCCTCGGCCCTGGCGGCGGCGGACCGAAAGCCTACCACCGGCCGAGGTGGTTCGGCACCGCGGGGCGGCGGCCGAGGGGCTTGATCTTCGCGGGCTCCGGCGCGGGCCTCGCCTCGGCGGCGACGGCCCGGCGCCTCTCGGCCTCCCACGCCTCCACGTCGCCGGGGTCGAACCGCGTGGTCGCCCAGCTGATGTGGTGCCGCGTCGGCTTGAGCCGGATCATCGGCACGCCGCCCTGGATCGCCGCCGCCTTCGCCTGGCGGAGCGTCACGCCCCAGCGGGCGGCGAGGTCCTGGATCGTCAGCATCGTCTTCGCGGTCATCCCCCTGCCCTCCTCCCGGTGTGCCCCACGTGGTACGCCCCGCAGTCGGGGCAGCGATAGGCGTGCAGCGGGCCCCGCCAGGGCTCGTCGGCCCCGGCGGCGACCAGGCTGGCGATGTGGCGTGCGGCCTGCGCGGCGTTGTCGTGCGCGACCTTTCCGCACGGGCGGCGCGGCGGGCGGTGGACCCGGCGTTTGTGGACAGGGTGCATCAGCGGTCGGCCCCCGGATTGACTGCGAAGTCCACCAGGTCCATGAGGTCGGGCCTGGTCTCCTCGAAGTGCATCAGGGCGAACAGCCCCCACGCGGCGTGGGCGAGGTGGTCTTCGTCGCGGTCCCCCGAGCGGTAGAGGTCGACGTGCCGCAGCAGGTGGTTGAGCAGGTCGCTGGCCGGCATGCCCTTGAGCCAGTTTCCCGGCCCGTACTTCTCCGCCCCCTCGGCGTACGTCTCGGCCAGCCGGCGCAGGCCGACGGGGCTCACCAGGTCGTACCGCACGGACTCGGCGTCAAGGCTGCGGGCGGCACCGCTCGCGAAGGTCTTCACGTCCTGCTCCTCCTGGGCCTTGTTCCACACCTCGACCGCCTCAACCGCGTCGCCGCACCGGACGCCGCCGGCCCCGCACCGCATGCACCGCACCGACGGCTCAAGGTCCGTGTCGTGCAGCTCCGCCTTGCTCTCGTCGCCGCACGCCCGACATGGCTCGATCGCGAAGTCGTAGTGCGGCGGGGTCGCCGGCGGGGCGTCGGCGGGGACTACCGGCGAGAACTTCTTGAGGAACCACGCCCTGTCCAGCTTCCACGTTTCGCCTTTCAACTCGCCGTCCATCGCCTCAATGACGACCGAGTACCGCTCGACCTTGACCACCTTTACCCGTTCACCACGGGCGACCAGCCCGCTGTCGTCGTCCCGCCACTCGCTCCCCACCTCGATCTCGCTCATCGCAACCCCCCTCGTCGCCTCGTCGATCCGCCCCCGCGCCACGCCGGCCGGGATGGGCGTCAGTTACCGCTTGCTGCGTTCGAGGGCGTCGGCGGCCCCTGCCTCGGCGTCCGGATATCGCTCGGCCCAAGCTCTGTACACCGCGTCTGGGTTCGACAGGTGGGCGCATCTGCTCAACGCCGCGTAGCCACCGAGCTCGTACCCGACGCGGGCGGCGGCCAGTTGCTCGGCGTTGTAGCCGTTCGCCCGGAGCATCTCGCAGAGCTTGAACCACGTGTTCGGGATCGTCTTCTTCGCCATCTCGTCACCCCTCCAGCTTGAGCCGCCCCTGCGGGTCCGCCGCCTTGGCCTCTCCCGCCCGCCCCGCCTTGGCCCGCGGCGGGGCCGTGCCGATCTTCGCGTGATACCAGGTGGACAGCTCGGCGTGCTTCGCCGCGTCGCCCTCGGGCCTGCACGCCTCGCACCCCGGACACTCCCGTTCGCAGGTGCAGGGCGGCGGCGCCCGGAAGTAGCCGCGGGCCGCCGTGTACTCCGCCGCGCCGCAGGTGCACGGGATGCGGCCGGCGCCGTCGCAGGGATTCATTGAGGAGGCTCTCCTTTCGCCATTCGGTCGATCTCCAAGGACGAATAGCCGGCCTGCTGCAGCCTGTATCTCCACCCCGCCGGCGTGATGCTGCGACCCCGATCCGAAGGCACGAAGTCGGCCCTGCAAGCCCCTTCGGCCACCAGAAGCGAGGCCCGATCCAGGGCGGCTTTCGCATTGCTCATGAGCTTGGCGGCCTCCAGGAGCGACATGACCGCGCCGTAGTTGTTGGGTGGCCAAGGCGGGCCGCCGCCGATCCCTCCGGCGAGGTCGACGAGCCTGTCGGACAGTTCAGCCAAGACGTCCCCCTCCTTGGCCGCGGCGAGGATTCCGTCGATGGCCTCATCTGCCGGCATCGGATCGTCCCAGGCACGTCGCGTCATGCGTCATCCCCCGTCTTGCAGTCCGGGCAGCCCTCGACCCTGATGGGCCCGCGAGACAGGACGCCCGCGTTGATGATCACCGTGCCGCAGCCCTCGCACGCCGGGCACGGCAGCTTGCCGGAGCCGTCGCAGCTCATCGCGGCGGCTCCATGTTGAGTTCGCGCGCGGCGGCGGCGATGTCGTCGTACGCCA